GAGGAGGAGATCCTCTGTAACAGTTTCAACAGAACCCATACCACGAGAGGATATACCAAGTTTGATACCTGATTTAAATAATTCTTTTAAAATATTACCACTTGGAGTTCCTAAAACTTCTACTGTTCCAAGTAAGTTGTCACCCTCCCAATGCATATCCTTCACATTGTGGGACACATTTTGTAAATTCACTACAGAAGACTCAGGATGGTCTAACTCTCCCATAGCTCTTCTTTGTGAAATAAATTCTTTTTCATATTTTTTAGCTTCTCTAGCTAAAATTTCTCTTGGATATACTCTACCATTTTGATTTTTAGCTTCAGCTCTTTGCAAAACACCGCGGACAATTAGTTTACCATCATTTTCTTTGATTGATTCACTAATCTGTTCTGGTTTTACCTCAAAAGGTAAGTAATCTACTATTAGTTGTTTATTCACAGCTAACTCCTTTTAGTATAATTGTCCCACTTTGTTAGCCAATTTGACTAATCTTTCACTAATTTTTTTCATAGCTGCGTGGGTTCTCTTCCAATAAGTTTTGGAATCTACATTAAGTTCATTTTTAAGTCTTACATTTATCTTTACAAGTTTATCGAGTTCATTTAATTTATCACGAACCTCTCTCATGGATAAACCAATTTTTTGTTTTGCCGTCATAGTGTCATCATTACGATAGTTGTGATATTGTCCTTCATTCACATTCTCTAATTTTTTATCAATCTGTTTAGCAGCACTTGATTGAACTCTTCTGACATCAATTACACCTTTTTGTCCAGCCTTTAATGATTTTGCAACTCTCATCTTTGCCTCACCTTTTGAAGTTGCGTCAATAATAGCGGTTAGTTTTACACCACCCGCGTCTTTAAAATCAACTGCAAATCTGGCTTCTTTGACTTTCATATATCCACCAGCTGTAGCTATAGCTTTTTCTTTTTCTTTATCTTTTTTAGATTTAGGTTTAGATTGAAATGCATATGGTGTTTTTGGGGGGCCTTCTCCACCATCGAGATTACCTGTAAAGGAAGCTTCTTCGATTTCTTTACGAATAAGTTTACGAATTAACTCTTTTATTTTATTTTTGTTTGTGGACATTTTCAATCTCCTTAACCAATTCATAGTATCTCATTAACTTTAATACCTGTTTTTCGGTAACGACTTTACCCTTGGTTAAATTTTTTAATTGATTTATAGCCTCGACTAATTTAATTTTTGTAACTTTATCTGATACTAAATCAGAATGTTCGTTAAGAGTATTTTTTACTTTTTTAACTTCATTTATAACAAAATCTTTCATGTAATTTGTATTACTGATATTGTTTATATATTTTTTTAATAAATCTTTTTGTGACTCGTCAAGATTTTTGTATTTTTTATTAAACTTGTCAACTAATATTTTATATGTTAACAACCTTAAATCTTTATCTGTTTTGTTATATTCTTTAATAACTTGATTTTTCAGACTACTACCACTAATTTTTTTATTGACTATATGTTCTAATATGGTAAATTTTGAATTTATCACCTCTTCAGCATTAAAATTTTCATTTAAGGTTTCAGATTGGAATAAATTATATATTGATGCAAGTAATTTATAGTTTCTAATTCTTCCATTGAAAAAATCACTAGCATTATAATTTTCATTAATCTTTGATATAAGATTATATTTTTCGTTTCTTAATTTAGAATTGCTAAGTCTTTGCCTTGATTTAACAACAACATTTACTAATTCGTTTGCTTTTGTCTCTGTTTTAAAATGTTTTTCAGATAATAATCGATAAAGTTGTAATTCTTTACCTAATTCTGTTTTCTCGTTGAAAAATTCTTTAACAATATCAACTGATGCTGTTTTTTTTCCAGCTAATACATCGGCGGTAATTTGTCTTGTTAATAACTCAAAAAGAATAGCCGTGTTCTTGATTTTGTTATGTTTAAGTTTCTTAGCCATCAAATACTCCAAATTAAATTAAATTTAGTCATAAATAAATATAAAGTTAAGCAATAATTATTCATCAGAAGTGTCTTCTCCGATTACATTTAGTTCGGATTTATACTCTGATTCTAATTCATTTGTCTCGTTTAAAACTTTTATGTTTCCTTTATTCATATTCATGGATTTTTTTAGTTTATCAAAATGTGCTAATGCCAAAGTTTGACCAGGTTTTGTCGCGTTTTTTCTGTCGACATTCCCTAATGGGTCTCTACCTCTTGCACTAAAATCTTTTCCATATTTGGGTATTTCTTTAGGACGACCAGCTCCTTCAAATCCACCCTCTGGTGCTCCACCTTTATCATCCAACTCATGACCTGTTCTACCCATAGCCATATCAGATGGGGTTCCTTGTGCTTCACCAGTTTTTGCTGGGTCATTACCCTCATTTTCAATCTGTTGTCTTCTAAACTTTTGTTTTGTATCGTATATAATACCTTTGTCTTCTTCTTTTATTTCCTCATCTGTAAAACCAAATATATTTTTGTAAATCCACTCCGAGGATAATAATCCATCCTGCATCATTGATGAAGCTAATCTTGTTTTAGAATCCCACAATTCAATTTTTTCTTGTTCATAAATTGTTGATGGATTTGTTAAACCGAGATTAAAATTAATTAAATCAGAATCTTGATATCCTTGTGCGTAAAGGTGAACAATAGCTATCTTTGTAAGTTCACTCACTGCAATTCTCTGAATTCTTTCAATGGTTCTTGCAAAACGAACATCCTCTGCTGCTAAAGTAGCTTTACTACCAACATTTTCTTCGAACCCTAAAAACGCTTTTGGTATTCTCAATGCAGACAACATTTTGTTTTTTAGATATTCAATATCTTCGGTAGCTTCATATGTCAGACCAGGTAAAGACTCAATGTTTGTCCCACTATCACCGCCCCTTACAGGTAAGAAAAAATCCTCGGTAATGTTTTGCATATTATATTTTAAATTATAATCACCAGTATTTTCGTCAACTACAGGTGCCTTTTTCATTTTATTGATGACTTGTTGCATGTAATTGTCAACTTCAGCTGGTGGTATATTACCAATGTCTAATTTAAATATTCTTTTCTCTGGTGCTCTCATTATACGATGGATTAACATCGCATCCTCCATGAGTGTTAATTGTTTATATATTTTTCTAGCACCCTCTACTTGTGATTTACCATAAGGTAAATAATTCGAATCCGATAGTAATCTGAAATGAGCTACTTCATAATTTTCTAATTCTACTTTTGTAGATGATTTTTCAGATTTAAATCTGTGTTCACTTGTAGCAGACTCAATTAAAAACTTTACATACTCTGGATTTTCTGGGTCTAAACCCTCTATTCTAGCGACATCATATACAGATAAAGGAACTACATTTGTAATACCATACTTTTCATCTATCTCCAATTTTAAAAAAAAGTCACCATACTTACACATATTACGAATCCAAGGCCAAAGGTTAAATTCAATATTTAATATATCATAAAATAAATTGTGTAGAATTTCTTTAATCTGATTATTATCAGAGTTTATTTGTAAAACCTCACCGTATTCTGATTTCATAGTTGACTCGTCAGAATAGATATCCAATGCAGAAGATATGATAGCATCAGTATCCATAGCTTCATAATCTTTGAATAAATTTAGACGAACTGATTTAGATAATAGTGCATCACTATAACCACTCAAACCCGCACCCGTGAATATTTTTTGGTATCTGTCGACCAAATTATTTTTATAAATAGATTGTGTTCTACTTGTATCTGCAACTTTTAGTTTTTGTCCACCAACATTTCTTACTATCACGTTGGTAGAAAATAATCTTCTTAATCTTGCAAATAGACTTGTGTCAGCCATTTTTTACCTCACTAAATTAACCAAGTTAAATCTTCTTGTTTTTTATCCACGTTCATAGTCCATGGATTGTTTTGTTTATTATCGGATGTATAAACACCTTGGTTTGTGGTTATACTATTTATAGTTTTTTTCTGTAATTCTATACCCTCTGCTCTTAACCTCAAAGCAGTTTCTCTAATCCAAAGTCCCATTGAGAAAGACATCACTAAGTCATCGTTATATCCTCTCATTGCTTCGGCTCTACTTCCATTATATATAAATACAAACAACTCATCAATTAATCGCTGTGAGAATACTTTTACACTCTTTTCTCTAAAAAACTCTTCTAACTTTGCAATCACCAATGGTCTTGTTTTTTGTGTCAAAGTAAAGCCTGGCACTAAACCTTTTTCCATCCGATTTATTTTATTATTGACCTGTCTATGTATGTCAACAACTTGTAAGTCTTTACTCATATAAAATAAGTTTTCATATCCTCTATCGATACATTGTTGTATTGTGGCCCAGCCAATATTGTTATTCTCAATGACTAACAATGCGTTATTATATTCAATAGAAATATTTACTAATAAATTTCCATAATCTCTTGTAGACATTCTACCTTTGTATTCTGCTACTTGTTCTAAACTTTCAATATCCATTATATGAAAAGCAGAATAATCAGTTGAATCTCCTCTACTTACGTCAGCACATACAATATAATCTTTGGTGTAGTTTGGTGGAGACCATATCCAAACATTACTATCAACACCTCTTTTTTCAATAGGTTCACAAACTTGAGTTCTCATATACTCATCTAAAATTTTACCATCTACGACGGTTTGACCAGAGGTAATAAAATCACAATCACACTCTTGTGCTGCTAATGACGGGCCTAAAAGTTTGTCTTGTTCGTCTCTCCAAGTTTGGTCTCTTTCAGGGTGGACATCCCAAAAAAGTTTAATAAAATTAAAATCATTAAGACCATCTTGTGCATCCATCCATGTTTTATGATACCAATTACCAACACCATTTGGAGTAGATAATGCTATACATTGTCCACCAGTTGATAATGTTTGAGAAGCTGCCGCCCAAATGGCGTCTATTTTTTCAATGAATGCAGCCTCATCAAGTATCAGTAATGATAGAGCTTCTGAACGACCACTATCCTCACCACTTGAAACAGCTTTTATTTGAGAACCATTCTTATATCTCAAACTTAATTTATTATCCTCAACACATATCTGTTTCATCCAACTTGGTAAGTTTGCGTGCATCACACGAACTTTTGTGACCAAGTTTTTAGCTGTATCTTGTTTTGTAGCTATCACTAAAATATTTTTATCTTGATGAAAAGTCATCATCCACAATGAATATCCAGCAGTCAATGTAGAAATACCTAATTGTCTAGCTTTTAAAATTATATTAAATCTGTGTTGAACTAAATCAGCTACAGTTTTTTCTTGGAAATCATAAAGGTGAAAAGGTATCTTTCCTTTTATCGGATGTTGAACGACACAATATTTTTTCAAAAAATATACTGGGTCAGATGCACACTTTACATATTCACTTTTGATTACATCCTTGAGTTGTCCTTTTGAGTTTCTATCCATGTTTAATATAATACGTAAACGTGACCACTTCCACTAACTTGCTTGACACCAATCTCATATCTTTCTTTAGTGTTAAGTTTAGATGCAACAATATCATCACCATTTGTTGGTGTGATTATTGTGCTTCCTGCAGATGCTATGATAAAAGCTTTTGAACCTTTTGCCGAACCTGTTGCAAAAAATTGAGCCATCACAGCAGCACTACCACTAACAGAAACGACACTACCGTATTTAGCGTTGTCATAATGGATTGAACCTGAACGACTTGAAACGTCGGTTCTACCAATTGAGTTGTGTTTTATGACTGCCATTTATTTTCTCCCTTTTAAAGTTAATCCAACTTTATTTAAAATTTTTTCTAATGTTTGTCCCTCTAACATTTCATCTAAATTTAAATCTTCGAATATCTCTGAACTTTTTATTTCATCGATTAGTTTTTCAAATTTATTATCAACCATTTCCAAATCATCTCCAACCAACTCTGCGTAATCTAAAGCCACCTCTTTCAAATCATCTAAAAGTGTCAACATTAAATTCAAATTTCTGCCTTGAATGACATATACTCTGTTATCGTCTATCATAAAATAAATATGTTAATTGATAGATTCTTCTAATTTAGTTAGATATTCCAAAGCCTCATCTGCTTTTTCTTTTAATGTTTCACTATCCATTGACCACTTTTCTTTATCAACACTATAACCATCAGGACTTGTTTGTGTCAAATAATTTGGTATTTGTTGGTCTCTAAATTCTTTAATCTTTTGTTTTTGGTCTTTTATCCATGACAATTTATTTTCATTTATTTTTTTATTTTGCCACTCTTCATATTTTCCATTTATTCTTAATTTTGTTTCAAATTTAATTTGACAATCAAAACAATGATTATAAAGTAACCAAGATTTATTATCTAAATTATGTTTCATAATCTTATCACATTTTGGACAAAACCAAGGCATTCTAGCCTCTTTCATTATTTCAGATAATCTATCTATTTTATCTCCGTGATTACTTTTTTGTTTTTTATCATACCCAACAATTACCCTTTTTTCTGGTGTCTCACCACGGAGTATTTGTTGCATTGCTTTGTTTTGTCTTACACTCTCTTTACTTCTTGCCATTTGTAACCTCTAAAAGTTTAATAAACCAACGATTTGATTTACTGGTGCAAAAGCACCTGTAAATTTGTATGTATTTCCTTTATATTTGAATACTATTCCCTCACTTGGAACTATTGATGATAAACCACCAATAGCTTCTAATTTTTCTATTTGAGCTTTCAAAGTATTTATTTTCTTAACGTCCTTACTTTTACTTACAGTATTGATTGCTTTTACCACATCTTTTCTAATTTTTTGAACTGCACTTTTTGGCGATGCTGCTAGAAACCCACTCATATTTTTAAGTATTTGTGTCCCAACATCTAAAAATAAAATCTCGAATGGTTTCATATTGTCCTTGACATATTTTTTATGGTCTGTTTTGTCGAAAGATAATGCCCAATCTAAGAAATCTTTATTATCAATTTCTTTTCTCATGTCTTGAACCGAATACGACTTATCAAAAAACGCCCATCTTTTTGTCAAATCAATGAGAATATTATTAGGTATATCATAATTATATTGTTTACCTGCATTGAATATAAATTCTTCCCAAAAAGATTGATGATATTTTGCTAGGGTATCATTATCTTTTAGTGCAAATTCTCTTTTGAGTTTATCTAGTCTACTTATAAAACCTTGTTTCTTTTTTGAAAAATCTTGGACTTTAGGAACTTTTAAAAAATTTGGTTTTCCTATATTATATTTTTTCTGAACGTTTTGATTAACCTGTTTTATCATACCTGCTAACATACGTGCAGAATCTTTTGGTTGACCAATAGCTCTACCACTTTCGTTATATTCTAACGTTCCATGAAATATAATTTCTGTTTTATCATAATCAATAACATTTGTTGAAGCTGGATAAATTATTTCCAAATTCATCCAACGTTTTCCATTACCAAAAACTTTTTCTTTTTGTGCATCGGTGAGTTTACCAACCGCTTTACTTAAGTCTCTCATTGCAAAAACAAAAGCTTTTTTAATATCACCACGACCAGCAAATTTTGCAGCTACACCTGCAGTGTCCATTGCTGTCGCACCATAGTTTTTAAGTTGTCCTTTGTTTCTTGCTGTAACTAATTTGCCGTTTACCCAAGATATCATTAGGTTTTGACCATCAAGTTTTTCCGTAACGTTGTCCTCTCTGTTTAAATCACCACCGAGTCCATTAATAATTATCTGTTTTAAATCTGAAAATGTAAGATTTTTATCGTCAAAGGGGTGGTTCATGTGTCCATAGGCTCCACCCTCTATTATTAATTTGACCTCTTTATTAAGATTTATTTCTTTTAATTTTAATTTATCTGTTTCTGTATTTGCAACATTATCATCTCCGACACCTGGCACAACTGGTGTTTCTACCTCGACACCTGTATAAGATTTACCATCTGGTGTTATACCCATCCATTTAATTAACTCATATCCAAGATTTTTTAAAACAACATCATTTATATATGATTTGTAAGATTCAATTGGATTTTCTACACCAAATCTTGAACCATAATCACCAGATTGTTTATGTCCGTACGCAACTGCTGGAACGGTATTATAACTCATTGTATAATCATAATCAGGATTGACTGCGTTCTTTCCTAGCATATAATTTATTACTTTCCAACCTGCATCTGCATACATATTATCTAACCACTTTTTTGAAAACTTTTTATAATCACTAAAACCTTTATGGAATGTAGGAGGGCCATCATCGGTTGGTGATAATACTGTTCCACTAGCCTCTAATATAAACTCTTTTATAAGACTATCTGATAATTTAAAAGATTCGAATAGTTTTTTAAATTTGTTAGTCATCATGTTATATATACCTTTGTCGAAATATCCAAAAGCTTTTTTAAATAATTTTTCTCTATCCTCCTCGTAATTTGGTGACCCCAACAATTGTCTCATCACAGTCCCACTAACCTCATTACCAGCTACTTTTACCGATTGATGTGGTGCAGTAAGAACGTATCCACTTTCCTCATATCCCATCAAATTATTTTTATTCTTTTTATAATCTTGAAAATACTTACCACCTTTTAGTCTACCCGCATCTTTTGCACCAAAAATATAGACTACCGCAGTTGTATCCTTA